CAAGGATTACCATACTACATCAAGATGGTAGACAACAAAGATTACGTTTACAAAAATCACTTTGCACCACACGACATTGAAGTAACCGAGTTTGGCAATGGTAAGACCCGGAGAGAGGTTGCTACGCAATTAGGATTAAGGTTTAAGGTAGTCCCAAAAATACCCCTTGAGGATGGCATACACGCTACCACAATGACGTTACCAAGATGTTACATAGATACAGACCATTGCAAAAAGTTAATAGATGCGTTAAGACATTACCACAGGAGATATGTAGATAAAGATAGAATGTTTAAAACAAAGCCTGTACATGATTGGAGTTCACACGCAGCGGATGCTATGAGGTATCTAGCGGTGGGACTTCAAGAAATTAATACTAGACAAACTGCTCCACAAAGTATAGCAGATAATAGTTATCAGATTATTTAAAAGGAAAAATTTTATGGGTTCAATATTTAAACCAAAGACACCACCTTTACCACCGGTTGCTCCACCAATAGAAGCTCCATCATCAGAAATATCTGATGAGGAAAAAGCACAAATTAAAAAAGACAGAGATGCTGTGGAAAGAAAAAGAAAAGGCAGAAGGTCTACAATATTAACTGGTCCACTTGGAATACAAGAAGATCAAGAAGATGCAACTAACACGTTGCTAGGAAAGAATTAACATGGGTGGAAGTTCAGCAGGTAGTGGTAGTTCAGACGCACCCAACACATCAAGATCAACACTATCTTCAAAAAATCAAGCGAAGGCAGATAAAAAATCAAGAGCAGATGCTAATGTAGAAATGGGTTTAGGCAAAGATAGAATGTCAAACTTCAGCAAAAGTCAAGGTGGGACAAAACCAGATAATGATGGTGGTAGTGATAACAACAATACTATTACTCAAGTAACTAAAACTGCACCAACAGTAGCTGAAGTAAGTCAAGTAACTACAACAGACGCAGCTGCGGAAGATACAGAAGCAAACAGATTATTAAAAATTAAAAAAAAGGCAGATCACAATCAATTATAACAGGATCAAAAGGTGTTACAAAAACATCAACAGATTATTCATTAGGTAAGAAAAGTTTATTAGGAAGAGTATAATGGCAAAAACAGAAACAACTACAAAGTTACTAGCAAGATTTGGCAGACTAAATTCTCAAAGAGTTAACTGGGAAAATCATTGGCAAGAAGTTGCTGATTACATGATGCCAAGAAAAGCAAACATTACTAAAAGAAGAACAAGAGGAGATAAAAGAAATGAATTAATTTTTGATTCATCTCCACTACAAGCATTAGAATTATTAGCAGCATCACTACATGGTATGATGACTAACCCATCAACACCTTGGTTTACCCTTAAATTTAAAGATGCAACAATGGATCAGAATGATGAAGCAAAACTTTGGTTAGAAAGTGTAACTGCAGATATGTACACAGCATTTAATAGATCAAACTTCCAACAAGAAATTTTTGAATTGTACCATGATCTAATTACATTTGGTACTGCAGCAATGTATGTTGAAGAAGATGATGAAGATTTATTAAAATTTTCTACAAAACATATTGCTGAAATATTTATAGCTGAAGATGATAAAGGTAGAATAGATACTGTCTACAGAAAATTTACTTTATCTGCTAGAGCTTTAGTACAAAAGTTTGGCAACAAGGTTTCGCAAAACATAAAAGTAATGTCTGAAAAAGACCCATACCAAGATGTAGATATTTTACATTGTGTATATCCAAGAGCAGACTTTAATCCTAAATTAAAAGACCAAGAGAATATGCCATTTGAATCTGTGTATTTAGAAATGGGTAGTGGTGATGAATTATCTGTGTCTGGATTTAAAGAGTTCCCTTATGTAGTTCCAAGATATTTAAAAGCATCACACGAAATTTATGGTAGATCACCTGCAATGACAGCCTTACCAGATGTTAAGATGCTAAATGAAATGTCTAAAACGACAATCAAAGCTGCACAAAAACAAGTTGACCCACCACTATTAGTTCCGGATGATGGATTCTTACTTCCTGTTAGAACTGTACCGGGTGGATTAAACTTTTATAGAAGTGGTACAAGAGATAGAATTGAACCATTAAACATAGGTGCAAACAATCCATTAGGTTTAAACATGGAAGAGCAAAGAAGAAATGCTATTAGAGAAGTATTCTATGTAAACCAATTACAATTACAACAAGGTCCACAAATGACAGCTACAGAAGTTGTACAAAGAAATGAAGAAAAGATGAGATTACTTGGACCAGTATTAGGTAGACTACAATCTGAATTATTAAAACCATTGATTGATAGATGTTTCAATATTCTATTAAGAAAAATCAATTTGCAGAAGCACCAGAGTTTTTATCCGGTCAAGATGTAGAAATAGAATATGTTTCTCCATTAGCTAAAGCACAAAAATCTACAGAACTTTCATCAATAACTAGAGCAATGGAAATACTAGGGGGTCTAGCAAATGTAGCACCTGTATTTGATTACATTAACTTTGACGCATTGGTTAAACACGTTGCGGATATTGTGGGTATGCCACAGAAGTTATTAAAACTACAATCTCAAGTTAATGCTGAAAGAGAACAACAAGCAGCACAAGCTGAACAACAACAACAAATGGCACAGATGCAACAGGTTGCACAAGCCGGGGGACAAATCGCACCACTAGCAAAGGCATTACCGGAAGAAGCAAAAGCCTTAGTGGAGTAATATGGAAAACAAGGAACAAGAGAAGCAAGTAAGAGAAATACAAAAACATTTAAAAGAACTCCAAAAAGATTATCAATTTATTTTTGCATCAAGTGAAGGTGGAAATGTTTTGGCTGATATAGAAAAAAGATGCCATTATCATACTACTACTAATGTAAAAGGAGATAGTCACGAGAGTGCATACTTAGAGGGACAACGTAGCGTCATTCTATTTATTAAATCAATGCTACAACAAAAGGATAAATAATGTCAAGTGAACAGATAACACAAGAAGCTGTGCCTGTAGAAACAACAAGTACAGAAACAACACAACCTACTGCAACACCATCAACTGTATCAAATGGAGATACTCCTGTAAGTTGGAAAAGTTCTATAAGCGAAGAATTTAGAAACGATCCTAACATTGAAAAGTTTACAGAGATAGATGCTCTAGCTAAATCTTATATCAATGCTACAAGAATGATTGGTCAAGACAAAGTTGCTGTACCCAATAAAAATTCAACTGAAGATCAATGGAATGAAGTGTACTCAAAATTGGGTAGACCAGAATCTGCAGACAAATATGCTTTAAATATTGAATCAGAAGCAGTAGCTATGGATGAAGGTGCAATTAAATCTTTTGCCGAACAATCTCATAAACTTGGTTTAAACAATACACAAGCTCAAGGTATATTAGAGTTCTATAAAAATAATATGGAAAGCAATATGCAAAGAGCAACTGTTGATACTGAAACTGCACAAGCTCAAGCTGAAACAGAATTAAGAGCTGAGTGGGGTAAAGAGTTTGATAGCAATGTTTCAAAAGCTAGTGCATTAGCAAAAGCAAATATGAATCCAGAAATACTAGATTTACAAATGCAAGATGGTACTAGAATTGGAGATCATCCAGAAATAATAAAAGGTTTTGCAAAAATTGCTGGTATGCTTTCAGAAGATAAATTAGTTTCAACTGAAAGTGAAAGTGTTAATTCAATGAAAGATTTACAATCAGAAATATCAGCTATTACTAATGATACAACTGGACCTTATTGGAATAACAAACATCCGGATCACGCAAAAATGGTTCAACAGGTTTATACATTAAGAGAAATGGCTCAACCTAAAGAAGATTAATAATTTATATTCCTTGTAATATAATAAAATATATTATAAGGAATTAAATATAAGATAACTCGCAAGAACCTTATTGATGACAGAGAATAGAACTGTAGTCTAAAAGACTTTAAATCCAAGAATTGCCTATCATTATTGATGGAGAACTATTCTGTTTTTTATAAATATAACAATAATGATAAATAGGAGACAAATATGTCATCACAAATAACTACAGCGTTTGTAGAGCAATACTCTGCAAACATACAAATGTTATCTCAACAAATGGGATCACTTTTAAGAGACGCAGTTAGAAATGAATCTGTTACTGGAAAAGATGCTTACTTTGACCAAATTGGTAAAGTTACAGCAATTCTAAAAACTAGCAGACATTCTGACACACCACAAATCGATACACCTCACTCAAGAAGAAGAGTTAGTTTAGCAGATTATGAATTTGCTGATTTAATCGATCAACAAGACAAAGTTAGATTGCTAATCGATCCAACTTCATCTTACGCAAAAGCCGCTGCATACGCAATGGGAAGAGCAATGGATGATGTTATTATCGCAGCAGCACTAGGTTCAGCTAATACTGGAGTATCTGGTGGAACAGCAGTTGCATTACCAGCAGGTAATATTGTTGCAGTTGGTACTGGTGCAATGTCTATTGCTAAACTAGCATCAGCAAAACAAATACTTGATGCAGGTGATGTTGATCCTTCAATTAAAAGACACATCATTGTATCTCCAACTGAAATTGCTGACTTGTTAAATAACACAACTGTTACTTCAAGCGACTTCAACACAATTAAAGCATTGGTTCAAGGTGAAATTGATAGTTTCATGGGATTCAAATTTCATGTATCTAACAGACTTGTTGATAATGCAGCTGGAAACACTCAATGTATAGCCTTCGCAGAAGATGGTATTTTACTTGGTGTTGGTAAAGATGTAACTGCTAGAATAGACGAAAGATCAGATAAATCTTACGCTACTCAAGTGTACTACTGTCAAACAATCGGTGCGACTAGAATGGAAGAAGCAAAAGTTGTTTCTGTTCTTGCAAACTAATAATAGCTAATAAAAAGGAGAAATAATATTATGGCTAATTCAATACAATACGCAAAAACTCAAAGTACACCTTCTGTAAAGTTGAATACTAATGAGTTAGCAGGAAGAGTAAGAGTTGCTTTTGCTGAATACGAAGCAAGTGCAGAACAATCAACAATCACTATGTTTACAATACCTAATGGTGCTAGATTGTTATCTGCTGCAGTATCGCATGATGCTTTAGCTGCATCTACTACATTATCAGTTGGTAATGCAGCTTATACAGATGCAGATGGAACAGCAGTTGCTCTTGACGTTGACGCATATAAAGCGGCAGCAGCTTCAACAGCAGCAACAAGTTCTGATGCTTTAGTTACTATGGCATTAGGAAAAATGCAGTAGTTGATGCTAACGAAGATGGTTTACCAGTTACAGTTACATTAGCAGGTGCTAATGGTACTGGTACTATTCAGTTACAAATGTTTTACGTTTTAGATTAATACTTATTTTAGGGGGTGGAAGCGAGAGTGGAAACCCCCCTAAAGTGCATGAAACAAATTAAAGATTTAAAACCTGTATTACATCTTAAAAAAGACAATTACATCTACAGGTATGTATTAGTAGACAGATTTCAAAATGATGGTAAGAATCATTATGGTTTTGACACTAAACAAGAAAAGACAACAGAAGAAATTTTTGCGTTAAAAAGTAATAGACAAATCAGACGTAAATATATAATAAGGAAGTAATATGGCATCAGTAGTAGGAATATGTAATGGAGCATTAAATCAACTGGGAGCTACAACAATACTTTCATTAACAGAAGATTCAAAAAATGCTAGACTTTGTAATGCTAGATATTCAGAAGTAAGAGACGCAGTATTTAGATCACACCCTTGGAACTGTTTACAAAAAAGAGTAGAGGTATCATCATCTGTTACAGTACCAGCTTGGGGTTTTAAATTTCAATATGACCTACGGGTGATTGTTTAAGGTTACTTAGAATATTAGAATATGATTCTAATCATAAAGTAGAAGGAAGAAGTATATTATCTAATAGTGAGACTATGAAAATTTTATATATTTCAAGAGTTACTGACCCAAATCAATATGATGAATTGTTAAGAGAAACTTTATCTTCAGCATTAGGTGCAGATATTGCTTATGCAATTACATCTAATAATACTACTTCACAAAATATGATTGTATCATACCAAGAAAAATTAAGAGATGCTAGATTTGTAGATTCAACAGAAGGATATAATGTTAATCCGGATAATGGAATGACAGATGTTGTTGGTGCTGATACTTTCATTAACTCAAGATATTAATAATGGCTAGAGTAGCTGCACAACTTACAAACTTCACAGCAGGTGAATTATCTCCACGTTTAGATGGAAGAAATGATTTAGCAAAATATTCAGCAGGATGTGCAACTGTAGAAAATATGGTTATCTATCCTCATGGAGCTGCTGCTCGTAGACCCGGAACACAATATGTTGCTTCAGTAAAAACTCCAGCTGCTAAAACAAGATTAATACCTTTTGAATTTTCAACTGAACAAACTTACATATTAGAATTTGGAAATACATACATAAGATTTTATAGAAACAATGGTCAAATAGAATCTGTTGGAGTACCTTATGAAATAGTTTCACCTTATTTAACAGCAGAATTATTTGATATTAAATTTGCACAATCTGCTGATGTTATGTATATTACGCATCCCAATCATCAAACTAGAAAGCTATCAAGAACAGGTCACACATCATGGACTTTAACTGCGGTTGAATTTACTAATGGTCCATACTTAGATGCTAATACATCTACAACAACAATATCCACGTCTGCTCATACTGTAGGTACGGGTAGAACTATGACAGCAAGTGCTAGTACATTTGTTGCAACAGATGTTGGTAGACAAGTTAGATTTAGAGATGGCTATGGAATAATAACAGCTTTTACAAGTGCTACAGTTGTAACTATAGAAATATTAATAGACATGGGTTCATCATCTTCATCTACTGATTGGTCATTAGGATCATTTTCTACAACAACAGGTTTTCCATCTTGCGTATCTTTCTTTGAACAGCGATTAGTATTTGCTGCAAGTATTAATAATCCACAAACAGTTTATTTTTCTAAGTCTGGTGACTATGAAAACATGGATGCAAACATTGGTGGAACTGTTGCAGATGATGATGCTATTATTTATACAATCGCATCTAATCAAGTAAACGCAATTCGTTTTTTAACTTCTGCTAGAACTTTAATTATAGGTACTGCAGGTGGTGAATTTGTTGTATCTGGGGGTGGTGATAATAATGCTGTAACCCCTACAAACATTATGATTAAAAAACAATCTAATCATGGTGCTGCAAACGTAGATGCAATATCAGTTGGTAATGCAACATTATTTTTACAACGTGCTAAAAGAAAAATTAGAGAACTAGCATATAACTTTGACGTAGATGGTTATATTGCTCCAGACTTAACTATCCTTGCCGAACACATTACTGAAGGGGGTATTATTGAAATGGCATATCAAGAAGAACCTTTAGCCATTTTATGGTGTGTTAGAGATGATGGTGAATTAATTGCTTTAACATATCAAAGAGAACAAGAAGTAGTTGCTTGGCACAGACATATTATTGGTGGTTCATTTGGAACAGGTAATGCAGTAGTTGAAAGTGTTGCAGTAATTCCAACAGACGATAGTGAATATGAATTATATATGATTGTTAAAAGAACTATTAATGGTTCAACTGCAAGATATGTAGAATACTTACACACATTTAACTTTGACCAAACAGATAATACTTCATTTAATTATTTAGATTCTCAATTAGGTTTAAGCAAATCACAAACAACTTTAACAGCAGGTATTAATGCTACAGCTACAACTGTTCCTGTTGCTTCTGTTTCTGGTTTATCATCTTCTGGTAAAATAAAAATTGGCGGAGAAATAATTTCATATGGTGCAATATCAAGTCTCAACTTAACAGGATGTACAAGAGGTCAAAATATAACTACAGCAACATCTCATGCTTCTGGTGCTGTTACAAAAGAAGTTGTAAATATTATAGCTGGGTTAAATCATTTAGAGGGACAAACAGTTTCTATATTAGTAGATGGTGCAACTCATCCAACTAAAGTAGTTGCTAGTAATTCAATAACTTTAGATAGATTTGGAACAGATGTTAAGATTGGATTACAATATACATCAATATTAAAAACTATGAGAATAGATGCTGGATCACAAGATGGTACTTCACAAGGTAAAACTAAAAGAATATATGAAGTTACTGCTAGACTATTTGAAACAGTTGGTGTTGAAGTAGGACCAGATTTAGATAACATGGAAAGAGTACCATTTAGAACTTCTGCTGATCCTATGGATCAAGGTATTCCACCATTCACAGGAGATAAAGAAGTAGAATTTAGAGGAAATTATGATACAGATGGTTTTATGATGGTAAGACAAACGCAACCTTTGCCTTTAACACTTTTATCATTATACCCAAGATTGGTAACTAATGATGGATAATAAATTGCATATAACACCTTATACAAAAGAACATGGAAGATTTATATTATCTTGTCAAATGAATCATAAAATTTTAGAAGCTGATTCAGAATATATAAAAGTTATGGGTGATGCTCAAAACTTAGAACAAGATCATTTAGCTTTTACAGGTATTGTAAATAATAAACCTATCTTTGCAGCAGGTATGAAAATGATTTGGGGTCAAGTTGCTGAAGGTTGGGTTATTGCTACAGATGAAATGTGGAAACATCCAATAGGTGTTGCTAAAGCAATTAAAAAAGATTTTGCTAGAGTTGCAAAAGAACATAATATAAAAAGAGTTCAATCTGGAATTAGAAAAGATTTTAAAGAAGGCATAAGATTTGCCGAATGGTTAGGATTAGAAAGAGAAGGCTTAATGAAAAACTGGGGATTTGACGGATCAGACCAATACTTATATGCGAGGATATTTTAATGAAAATTTATAATAAAATAGTTTATGATTTTGATAATAATATTATAGAAGAAGATTCTTACGAATATGAAGGACCATTAACATTAGCCGGTCCAGCAGCTCCAGCAATACCTTATGTAGTAGGAGCAATGGGGGTTGCTCAATATCAACAACAAGGAGCTATTGGTAAATTTAATCAAGCTAAAAATAATCGTGATGCTCAAGTTTTTGAAGGTCAAGCAGCACAAATAGAACAAAAAGCAGAATTTGACATTGCACAATTTCAAAAACAATTTAAACAATTAGAAGGTGAAACTAGAGTTGCACTTGCTACTTCTGGTGTAGAACTTGGAACAGGTAGTGCTTATAATATAGAACTTTCAAACGCTTATGAAGCAAAATTACAAGAAATTAATTAGATATAATTCACAATTGCTGCAAACAATAAACAAGAAGAAGCAAACTTTGCAACAATTAGAGGTCAAATGGCTAGACAAGAATCTAAACTAGCACAAATAAATACTGTAGCACGAACAGGTTCACTATTATATGGGATGAAAAGTTAATGCCAAAAATACCTACATTTAAAGCAGAAGGTTCAATTACTCAATTACAAGGAACTACAACTAATATTCAAATGGGTTTAAATAATACTCTTGCTGGTGCTTTAGCACCTATAACAGAAGCTGTAGTTAATTTTAAAATAAAAGAAAATGAAGTACAAAATAAAACAGAAGCTCTTAAATTAAAAAATGATTATTTATCTGAATCTGTTTTACTTGAAGATCAAATTAATCAAGATGAAAATCTTTCCGTAAATAAAGCAGCTGCAAATATTTTCTTAAAAGAAAAAACAAATGCTTATATAGAAAAATATTCTTCATTAGCAAGTAATAATGCTGTTAAAACAATGTTTACAAATTCAGCTTTAGCTGATGTATCAAAACAAATTTTTAGTGTTGATGGACAAATATCAAAAAATATTTTAGTTCAAGCAGATGAAGTATTTATTGATACAAAAGAAAATTATTTTCAAAAGCATATTTAAAAGGTGGTATTTATAAAGACACTTTACTAAAAGATACACAACAATTAATTATTGATTCTTATAAATCAAGAGTAACTTTTCCAGAATTAGAAACAATGCTAGGAAATGTTAAAGGTGAAATTGATTATTTTGATGGGATGCAGGATGTTCAACAAACTCCAAGAGCAGCATTTTATGCTTTAAAAGATGAAAAAAATTATTCAGATATAACTACAAAACAAAGATTTGCTTTAATAGAAAGAGCATCAGTAGTTATAAGAGAACAATTAACTACAGAGTGGGAAAATCATACAGCTATGATTGATGCTGGAAAAGAACCACCAGAATTTGATATGAAACTTGCACAAGAAGTTTTTGGTGGAGAAGTTGCTGATAAAATGTTGCAACAAGAAAGTGTAAGAAAAGATTCTGTTGTTAATACATCACTTCTTATGACCTCACCTCAAAAAAATGTAAATGAATTACTTAAAAATATTATAGATGATGTGTATGAAAGATTTGGTGAAACACAAGCAAAAGCAATGGAAAAATATTATATAGGTATTGCTAACACAAGAAATGAAAATTTAATAAAAGACCCAGTAGAATTTTTGCGTACTACTAATGATGATATTGATTCTTTATTTGAAGAAATTGAAAATAATACTGATAACCCAGAAAGTAGATCAAAAAGTCAAAAAATTTTAGCTCAAACATTACTTACAGAACAAACAAGAATTGGAGTTCCATTATCAAAACAAAAAGTTATGTCAAATTCAATGGCAGCAAAATTTGTAACTCAATTTAAAGAATTGGGTTTTGATGGAAATTCAAAAGCAAGAACAGCTATGTTAAAAAGTTTAGACTTTCAATACGGAGATTTATCAGACAAAGCATTAACACAGTTGATGACCGCTGGTTTACCTAAAGGTACAAAGGTTGGTCTTGTTCTTGGAACTGAACAAACAATTAATGAATTTATGAGTTTTGATGATCCAAAAGAAGTGTTGGCATTAACAAATTTTTTAGCACGACAAGATGATAAAAGTATAAGTTTAGAAAAAATTAAAACAGCAATAGTAAACCAAAGCGATTATGGAGATATTTATAATATAAACAGACAAAATGTTCCTTTTGATATAAGTGGAACAATAACAGAAATGGATGAAATAACAGATGTACTATCTTTGTATGCTGCAAAATTAATGTTTGGTAATCCCGGCATGAGTGTAGATGCAGCTTCTAAGGAAGCATCATTATTATTTTCTAACAATTATAGAGTAGAAGATACTTATTTTTTACCTAGAAAAATTGATGGTAGAGATATAAATGATAGAGAGCTAGATACTCATGTAAAAATATTAGACACAATTAAATATAATTATTTACCAACATTTGAAGCTGTTGCTTATAAATCAAATAGAGAAGAGGTGTCATCTAAAGAATTAACAGAAAAAATGAATTATAATTTAATAAATAATGGAGAGTGGAGAAATTCTGCAGATGGAGAAGGTTCAGTTTATGGAATTGTTCTTTCTAATAATTCTTTTGGTATAGTTGTAAATGAAAATGGAGAAGAATTATTTGTAAAACATGGTGATAATAGTTACACTTTACCAGGTAGTTCTGGAATTGAAATTGATATAAATCTTCCTACTGAACAAGAGAAAAAACAATACAGAGGATATTATGGTTATGCTGAAAAAATAAAACAAGAATCTAATAATTTAGATAGTGATGGAAATTTTATAGGTGGAAAAAGAGAAAACTTAGATAACAATGAAATGCAAAATGCTTTAGAACAATCTGGTGCATCAACTGTAGAAATATCTAATGTATTTTCAACTGCTGCAGAAGCATCTGAAATAGATTTATCACAAAAATATAATAAACTTCCTAATTTAGAACCTGTTAAACAAGAATGGTTATTAACTACAGCAAAAAAAGTTTTTAGATATTAATAAAGATAGAAATAATACCTAGTGATATTATACTTGCAATAAATAGTGGAGAAACTGGATATGGTACATCTAGATTTTTTTAAAGTAAGG